GAATGGGGACGTAAGGTTGCAGATGCAATGCAAGGTACAACCTATGATACTAAGGATGGTGGTAAAAACCTTTCTGAACTTCTAATAAAGTTATATAAGAGTCTTACTGCTGGTAAGAATGTTGTTAACTATGATAAGCTTGTAGACGAAGGTTATATTGCAGGTTATAAGAATACTGTAGCTGAGTATAAATCATTCTTTGAACCTCTATTCCTACTGCTTAGAGATAAGCAATTTACGGATGGAGATACAGGATTATTTGATGAAGCGATTGCAAGATATGTTGGTTCAGCAACTCCTGAATTTAGAGCTATTACTAGTCTAAATAAATTCAAGAATGACTTCTTAACAGCTATTATTCTTAATACTCCTGATGCTACTGGTACTACCTTAATTTCCGAAAGGAAGAGATTAATGGTTGGTAGTAATAGTGTTCCTATGAAGCTAGCAAAATTACGGTCTGAGCCTGCTTATAAGGACAATCCATTATTCCAATCTTTAGTACCGATTTTGGATACAGTAAGGGATGATATTCATAATATTAAACCTTATATTGATAAAGATCCTTTAGCATCTAATGCAGTAACTTATGCATGGGAGCAGTTGTACTTACAAGATAGAGAGTTTGCTATAGATCTTATGAAGTTCTGCCTACTACAGTCAGGACTTCAGATGTCACCTCTTAATTATATAGATATTATTCCTGCACAGATGTACAAGGATTATATTGAACCTATGCTTAATTCTTATCAAGAATCTGGCTATGGCAAGTTAAGAGAAGCATTTATCTATGCATGGCAGTTATCTAACTATAATGATGATAATATCCTACCCTTCAATATGCGAATGGCCACTCAATTTCCTCTTGGAAAAAGATATGCTACGGATGCCGAAGGTAATAAAACTAAGAAGATTTATCCTGTAGTAAGATACTTTAATGCTAAGAACCAATCTGTAGAAAGTACTAAGTTGAACTTCCCCTTAGATTCTCAGTCTATAGGTAAAAATCACCAACGTCAGATCTATAATTTTAGTGATGACAGTCCATTAATGAAACTTATTAATGAGGCTATCAAGATTAGGGAAGCTAACCTTAATGAATCTTCAGAGTTCTACGAAGCTGAGCAAACTCTTCGTCGTCCTTATACCTTTGAGGAAGTTGAGGACTTCAGAGAAGAACAGCTTAGGTATGAGATAGAAAATGCTACAGATGAAGGTTTACATGAAGCTGAGCAAACTTCTTCTAATAGCTCGGAAAAAATTAAGAGAGCTTACTCTGTAGCTAAATATACTGGAGATATTACTCCAGGTGCTAATACTATATTTGTATTTGGCAGTAATCCTGAAGGCAAACATGGTGCTAGAGCTGCTAAAGTTGCAAGGAAGTTATTTGGTGCTATCTATGGTCAAGGAGAGGGATTGCAAGGTAATGCCTATGCTTTACCTACTAAAGACCTTAGAGTAAAAAGAAATAACAGTCTTAGAAGTATACCTCCTGAACAGATTATTGAGAACATTAAGAAACTTTATGAAACTGCAAGGCAAAATCCTGATAAACAATTTAAGGTAGCTTACAGAAACACCGATGAACCATCTCTTAGTGGTTATACAGGATTAGAAATGATAGATATGTTTCTAAAAGCTGGTTCCATTCCTACTAATATGGTATTTAGCGAGGAATGGGTAAATACTGGGAAGTTCAATCTATCAAAAGAAGGTGCTGACTTTGTTCAGTCAGGAGAAGAACGTAAAAATTTGTGTAAATAATTATGGCTAATGTATGTCCTAATACAAGCTCTCAGGCTTGGAAGGATTTAGTCAACAGGTTTGGTGAAGACATTGCTTGGGCATTGTATGTAAAGAGTGGGGATAATATCCCTACTCTTCGCCAAGCTTTAGAGACTATTAAATCTCTTCGTATAACTTATGAACCTATTTCTGCTACAGAAAAGATGGCTCTTGGTGTTGTAGATAGTAAAGGACGACCTGTTGTATATACTAATAGTAAAGCACAGTATGAAGCAGCAATTAATAAAGCTGCTCAGATTAATGCTAACTATGGGGCCTATAGAGCTAAGGTTGTTCCTTCCTCTCACTCTCCTAAGGGTAGAGAGTATTCTGAGGTATATGTAGAGAGATATGTCCTTCCTGAGGATTCTAAGCCTGATTTAAAGGTTTATGATGTCAAACCTGAGGAGATGTATCAGATTTTGAGAGAGTCTTCCAAATCGCCTATAAAGGGTCTTGATGGGCTTTTAAAGGATTGGGCTGGTAAAATAGGCTTCCAAGTAAATACTTGGGGGGAGATTACTGATAAAGAAGGTAATTCTATTCCTGCGGTGGCTCAGGTTGACATGGTAAGAAAGGTTATTACTGTTGCTTTAGATAAGGCAGATGCTACAACTCTCAGTGAGGAGTGTGCTCATATTATGGTAAGAATGCTTGGTAAAGAGAATCCTCTCTATCAGCGTTTACTAAAAGTAGCTCGTGATAGCTCTACATTTGCCAGAGTTAAGGAAGAGTATGCTGAAGTTTATAAGGGTGATGAAGAGCGAATGGTCGAAGAAGCTGCTGGTAAACTTATTGCTCAGGAAGTGGTTAGGCTTTATGAGAATAATTCTGAGCAGTATGTACCTGAATCTACTGGTATAGTATCAGCTATTAAAAAGCTTTTTAACCTCATTAAATCTTACTTCAAGCGTAAGGCTGAGGTAGCTAATCTTACAGTTGAAGGAATGAATTTAGATATGCAGCCCTTTACTGAAGTAGCTCAGATGATGCTTCGTAAGCAAGTTACTGGTCTTGATAATCTAGAAGCAAATATCCAGGAGGGTGATTATTATTATGAGTTAACTCAAGATATGATTGCTACCCAGTTAGACGCTGAGGATTATCTCAAGAACTTAACTGTTAAATATGATGTACAACAAGGAGCTTATATTAAAGCTGATGGTACTCCTGTAAGTCGTCGTGTATCAGATATTGTATCGAGAGGTATGCGCAGACGCTTTAAGGTAACTTCTGATAATGAGAATGAAGATACTGATAAAAAAGCTCGTATTCGTACTATTAAAGGTACTATAATAC